ATAGTAATACTAGGGATTATTTATTTGACCTGTTTAAGAGGTCTGTTGGTAGGCTAGATGTTAAGGCTGGTATATTTGGATTTGATTTAAGCGATGAAAAGTTAGCTCAAATATTACAGCCAATTATGAAGGCAAGATATGGAGACAATTATAAATTAACACTTGAGACTATTAATAAGTTTGGGAATTGGCATAGTAAGATTATTAGTGCATCTCTACTTGGATGGGGTTCTGCTATGAATAATCAATTCCAAAGAGTTAGTGCAATAATTGAGCATGGATTTAAAAGTACATCAAAAGCAATGAGCTACACTTTTGATAACCCAGAACAAGCAAAGCAAGTTGCTGATGCTATGGGTACAACTGATACTCTTAGTGCTATGGCAGATATATTAGCAGGTGCTACAGATACCGGAGGTCAAGGCAATATACGTTATAGTATTAAAGACTGGACTTTATTAAAGCTAAATAAATCTGATTTTATAAAAGCTGCTATGAAAGATAAGGGCTGGAATGAAGCTATGTCTAAGTTAATTCAAAGAATGCCTACAAAAAGAAAATCAGATACTAAGGTTTTACTTGATGGTTTAGAAGGCATTTGGAATGCAACTCATGGATTATCAGATGCTGCAAGTGAGGCTGGGGGGTTAGATAAACTTTCTAAAAAGCAAAAACAAGCATTATTAGAGAAGTTGGGATATATAATAGGTGAGGATAAAGTTAATAGCTATGTAGGTGAGATGCTTAAGGGGGGATTTATATATGCAGCACAGCCTTTTTATAAGTCTAAAGCTTTTGAAACATTAGTAGGATTTCATCCTAGTGAATTACAAATGAGAATAGAAGTTTCTGTATTAGGAGCTATGATGGCTGTTGATAGTGGAGTAGTTCCATCTGAGTATATAGAAAAACATGCAAATAATCCTGTAAAATTATATACTCATCCAGAAGCAATAAAATATGGACGTATCTTAGTTTATAATACACTGTTTGGTTTGTCTCCTGCATTCTTACCGCAAGCATTCTCAGGCTTTTCAGGTAAATTCTTATTTAAATTTAAACCTTATAGTTGGCATCAAGTAAGAAATGAATGGAGAGTTATTAGTAATTTCTATAGATCTATGAATGAAGATGAAAGTAAATTCGCTGAAGGGTTCAAACGTTTAATCAATCCTAGCCCTGAAGATGCTACTGCTAGAAAATTACAAAGATTCTTTGGAACTAGAGGCTTTATAACTTTAATGTCTACATTCTTATATACGATACCTGTAATTGGGCCTGGAATACAAGCAATGATGTCAGCTGTACCTCGTACTATGAAAGGTTCTTTAATGAGAGGTGGGCAATCAGTTATACTTGCAACTTTATTTAACACTCTTGCTAAAAGTTTATATGTAACTGGGTTGGTTGATGAAGAAGAAGAACTATGGGAAGGTGTATTGGTTGAAGATGTTTTTGGAACAAAGGAAGAAGTTAATAACTATCTCCTTTATTTTTTACTACCTATGGGAATGACTACTGCAATAGATGCATGGAAACATAAAGATCTATTACGGCCTCTGCAGATATATCAACGTGGTGTATATAGAATTGCTGATTCTATTAGGGATAAAATTTTAGATTAATTCATTAATGCTAGCACGACTAATTTGGTCCATAATTGAATTAATTTCATCTTGGACTCTATTAAGTCTAGCATATAGGTCACTGAAATCATCTACAGAAGTAGCATTAGCTTCTATATAATCATCAATTATTTTTTTACATACGGGGCAAAGATCATCTCTCATCTATTAATTCCAGAAATTTAGTATATTCAATGGCTACATAAGTTTTAGAACGATTTCTTTTAAAGACCAGAACAGGTGTCCTATTCCCACAATTATCTTCGGCTTGCTGTAATGAAGCCCATAAATCTAGTCTTTCTTTATTTTTACACTCAAAGCTATAAGGAATTTCTTTTTGTGCTGCAGGAGAAAGAACAATATCTTCTCCACACATACCCATTGTTTGAGATTTGATATCATCTTCCTCCAGGCGAGAGGAGAACAGTGTACGAAGGGTGTCTCGTACGTAGTTCTGCAATCTCCTCCCCTTAGCCTTTGAGGTTTTTACGTTAACTCCCAAGGAGTCTTACCATTCTTTCTTTGTGAATCTTTTAGGATTCAGCGCAGTGTAAGCACGAGCTTTAATATCTTCAATATCTGCACCACTTAACATATCTTTAAATATAGTGTGTGCTTCTCTTACTTGTGCTTTATATGTATCAACTTGAGCTTCGTCAAACTGACGTTCTATTTGCTCATCTACTAGAATATTGCTCATATTCTCTCCTTATTATATTATAATTTACTCATCATTTGCTTTACTTAGCAACCATTTATCTACGATTTTTGCATCCTCAGCTATAGATTTTTGTGTCATTTCAGCTGGGCTGCTCGTTCGGTGCGTAGAGAAAACCGTCACGTACGCAATCATACGTGCTATGCTTAACATTGTTTCTTCGTCCAAAATCACATTCTTCGGAAAGCCTTTTAAGTGCCCTTGCAATGGTTCCATTATTTGCTCCTTCTAGTAATTTATTTAATTTATATTTAGATTGTTTTTCTTCAGGATCATAACTATCACAAAGCTTAAGACAGCTAGGACAATAATCCCAAGGTTCATAACCTATCGATTTATCTGACCTTTCCCAGATATGATAAACCAAAGGAGCATCACAGCACTCACTTATTTGGTTCATCATCTCTCCCCTCATTTGTTCCCATTTCTCCCCCCAAAACCCATTCCAATGCTTCAATCCATCCGCTAACATAAGAGTATGTTGTTTCACTCATAGGGTGATCTGTATCTTCTACAGATAATTTATTTTCATTTATTATCATTTTTATTGCTGATTCATCTTTCATTCTAAAAATTCCTTTTTATGTTTATTCTTTGAGCCCATCTCACGCTTTACACATTTAAGGCATACTTCTCTTTCAGTATACCCTACAAGCTTTTCTATAGCTGGGTGTGTACCTATAATGTAATATGGGACCGGCTTTATCCAACCAGTCCCACACATTTGACATTTAAAGCGGCTCTTCTTTGACTCTGGATTTAGGAAGTTTTGCCATTTCTTCAATTATATCCTCCAATTTACCTAGTCTAGTATTTAAATCTAGCATGCGTTCTCTACTTTGATGCATAAAAAATATTACATCATCCATAAAATCTGCATACTCTCCTATTCTGTCTCTTCTATTATGACTCATACTACTTCATCTCCAACAGTTTGGTATTTAACCTCTCCAGTCTCTGGATTAAATACAGTATGATTACCTTCAGTTCCAACAGTTTTAGCTTCTATATCACAATCAGTATCATCTATGCCTATAAATCCCATATCACCTGCTTGTTGATCCCACAATTTATCCATATCTTTATGATAATTGCTTTCATCTGCAGCAGCCCACATTAAAGTTAAGTAAACTATTAAATCTTTAATGCGTCCTTGCACTTTTTCACGTTGAGATTTATGTCCCTTAACCCATGCAGACACTCCATCAATATGCTTTAATAAGAATGTCATCATAACTTTTTCTCTTGTTGTATCTAATAATTCTGCAGTTCTATCAAAGTTTGCGAATACATTATCAACATCATGAGCATATTCTTTTTGCCCACTATTGCGAGTATCTTTTACTTCATTTATCATATACTCAAATAATTCATCATATTGTTTTTTCTTCATTACCATTTTTCCCCTAAATGTATTAGTTTTTCAGTTTCGTTATTTGCTACTAGTTTATTATTTACTACTTCTAACTTCAAATCTAAATGTTCTCTTTCTCTATTAGCCTCACATCTAATACGCAATTCTTCTATTAATCCAGTAGTTACACTTTTGCTTGGTATAACTGACAATAGTTTATTAGTATTATATGCAGTTCTAAATGAACCTTTAGCTGATGCTATATTCATAGTCCCCTCATGGAATGCACCTTTAGTTATTTCAGATACAGCAAATACAATTATATTATGTCTAACTGCAACTTCCATCATAGCCTGAGATGCTTCTTCAGTTTTCATATTAGGGTCTCTATGCTTTGATTTAAATAATCCCATATGATCAATAACTAGTACTTCAGGTTTAACTGGTAGCATTGATATTTTCTTATCTAATTCATTAGCATAAGGGCTTGAATAATCAACCATCAACCATTCAAACCTTTTATCCATTCCATTTTTCATTTGCTGATAATGTTCTCTTAGCTGATCTTCATTCCAACCCATTTCTATCTGTACAAACCTAGACCAGATTTGTCTTGGAGACATTTCCATTTCTATGAAATATGTAGGTCTTTTAAATCCATTTACAATATTCTGTAAGAACATAGTTTTCATAGATTTAGGCGGAGCTTGTATAATAACAACCTCACCTGGATATATAGGAAAACTATTTACTCCATATAAATCTCCTAAGTCTAATGGATTTATATTACTACTAAGGAAATTAATTAATGATGTTTCCATAGCAGATGAATCCATTACATTTTGACTTTTCTTAGATTTATATAACTTACATGTTTCACTGCAATGCTTATCCATAATAGTATCAGCACATCCATACTTATTGCCTTGACCACCATGAGCTTCATATGCACTTTTAACTATACTTTCCATTTCTTTTTCAGTAAATGGTTTTTTATCATCATCTACTTGTTGTCTCCATTGCTCCATAATATTTCTTACTATAGATTCAGGATACAACCATCTAAACCAAGCAGATAGGCGTAATGCTGTAGCATGTCTTTCTCCTTGAGGGAATGATGATAGCATACTATTAATACAGGGGTAATTAACAGGATCAGGTTGTCTACCTTGGGATATAAACTCAGGTGTAGGTGCAACCTCTTTATTTTTAGTTCTTGACATAACATCAAACACAGGATCACATTCTAAATCAAAGTTTATTATTTCTCCTGGCTTCTTAGCAATGCTTTGCATATGTTCTAATATATTTTCAGCATTTAAATCACGTCTTGTAATTGGTATCTTCCATAACTGTGCTTTTAGATTTTTTGTATTTATTACTCTTATTAGTCTTGTTTTATCTGTTACAGAAGGATCCGCATATTCAAATATTCCCGCATGTGTTAATGCATCTTTGACCTTAAGATGGAGATTCCTATCAGGCTTCCACCTAAAAGCGGTAGATGGTATTCCCACATGAAACCCTTTATTTCCACTAAAATAAAGACGATAAGGAATCCCAAGATCATCAAGAAGGATTGTAAGTCCAACGGTTTTTTGTTTGGCATTTTCGAGATCATCTTTATCCTTTCCATCTACATCTAATATAAATTCATCTGGCATATAAACAAGTCCATCAAAGCCAGACAAACTATTATTTTTGCTAAAATAATCTGTTATACTTTCATCAAAGTCGTATAAAGACATATATGTATCTTTATCTATATTAGTCCAATGGCATATTTTTGATGCATCTTGAAAATAATGTCTTTGCGCCAATCCGAAAGCAAATTCTTTAATCATATATAACTCCTAATTATGCTTTAGGGGGCATATAGCCCCCCTTAGCAGTTTTATTTAAAATGGAACATCTTCAGTAGCTGTTTCAGTAGCTTCTTCAGTTTCTTTGGTTAGCTTAGGCTCAACCCATTCTTTGAAGAATTTTTCTGCAGCACCTTTATGATATGTAACATCATTTTCTGTTATAGTTTCTACTACATTAGTAAACTCTACTGGTGCTACTTTTTGTAACACACGAGAATATTTACCATCCTTATAGAGGAAAATGTTTACTGTCTTTCCAGTCAATGCTTCAGCACTGTCATCCATTTTAATTACTGTTTCCCCTTCGGCACTTTCTAATGCATCTGTAATACCAGCATTTGCAAAGCGGAATAGATTACCAATAGCAAACTCTTCTCCATCTTTACTTTTCTTAGCATATACACGCATATTAAAGTTCTCTGCATACCCATCAAACCATACATCAATATATTGTGCATCGTTGTAAGTACCATATTTTGCTTTACTTATAGTAGCTGTATGCCAGCCAGCAGTATAAAGCCCTGTACCTTTTTTAGGTAATGTTAGTGTTCTTGCCATTTATTTATCCTTTATCTTGTTTGTTTTAAGGCACCATTGCCATCATCATCTTCTTGTGCTACACCACATATTGCAGATAATAAATATCTACGACCATATGTAGTGGCAGCACCAACACCATGTGCATCTTTCTTACCAATAGGCATACGTATTTCACTACGAGTCCATTGACCAGATGCATGCATTAATGTTACAGTTACATAAAATCCATTAGTATATGTGCAATATCTAGTACCTTGAATAACACTTAAGCCATGCTTATTTAAAGCTGGAAGTACTGTCTTTAGTACTGCAGATAATGATGCATATTTACTATTAAAGAATGGATTACTACTCTCAGCTTCTACCATTGTCATTTCAGCTTGTGCTTTAGCTAATGCTTCAGCTAGCTTATTTATAGTAGTAGATTGCCAAGGAAGTTCTGGGGTCTTTGTTTTTTCAGTAGGAAGATAATCTTCCACTGTCTTTGTTGTCTTTTCTTCTGACATCTTTTTCCTTTTTATTTGAGATAATTAAGGGGCAACCGCTATCACGAATAGTGTAGCAATTACCCCTTGGGGTTATACAATGTGGTATGTAAATATACAGCTAATCATCCGATGAATACAAGCTAATTAATCTCTCATATTCAGCCTCTTTGGACATATAATCTATATATTCATCAAGTTCCTTTTTATTACTAAAGTTAACTTCTACCACCTTATAATTTCCTAATTTGGTTATAAATGAATGCTTTTTCTTTTTCATATTAACTTATCATCAAAAACTGCTTTGATCTCTTTTTTAATATCTTGAGCATCTTTTATTGCATCAGCTAATGTTGTTGCTTCTGATAATCTAATACGTTTAGCAGTCATACTATTAATAGCATCCTCTATTTTTGAATGAAATGTTTGAGCTTTCCATCTACCTTCTGGATATGTAGTATTTGGCTGTTCATATTTTTTAATCATCCAGCAATGCTCATCTGATGCAATTGCCCATGTATCACCTACTTGAATAAACATTATTTATCTCCTTTGAATTTCCAAACATGTTCATTTTTATTATACTTACCTTTACGTAACTTATCGGTTTTAGTTAACTTACCAGAATCAGTTAAAGTAGATATAGATCTTCTTATACTTGTAAGTGGCCAGTTTACATCATAACTATCAGTTAATATATGCTCTATTTCTGAAGGAGTCATACCATCATTTGTTCTCCAGGTATTAAATATCCCCAATATAAATTGATCTTGACTGATTGCTTTCTTTTTAGACTTTTTTAAATCATTGCCTATTTCATTATTGGTATTATAATACATCTACATTCCTTTCTTGTACTCAAACCCAACTGGGTATAGAGTTTTTCTTTGTTTTCTTTTTTGTTTAGCTTTTTTAATAGCTTTTCTTGCTTGACTTTCCATTAATTCAAAATTAAACTTCTTTTTCTTCTTCATTATTCTCCTATTAAATCTTTCCCACAAGTATCACAGCATCCTTGTTTCCTATAAGGATGATCACATCGCTGTTCATAAATAGATTTAAGATTTTTATTTATTTCTTTTTTAATTGATTCAGCATATAATTGCTCTAAATTATCTAAATGAGCTAAATCTCTCTCATTTGCAACTAATCCTTGTTTATCAATTTTATCTTTAATTCGTTCAATTTCATTACTTATTTGATGTCGTGTTAATTCCATTTTATCTCCTGCTTATTAATATTTTACCCAATAGCCACAAGACTTTTGTAGTTTTTATACTGCAACTTACAGCCAGTTAATATTGGAATGAATATTTTAACTATTCCCTACTTAAAAAATAATTAAAATATCATATATTAAGGTATTTATACAAATTGCTTGTGGCTCTTTATTGAGTAATTGTTTAGAATATTTCAAATCCTTCTGATTTTTTACAGAATTTAGCAAAATTAATTACATTTTGAGTATGAAATGGATAATCTTTATCATCCCATGCAGCTTGTTCTAATTCTACAGTACCATCAGACAGCAATTGATTTAATCTTTCAGCTATTTTTAAAGATTTATCTTTATCAATACGATAACCATCATTAAAATGACCCATTTCCATATCTTCTTTAGTCAATATATCATCACAATTTTCACATACAAAATTCCATAAAGGTCTCCATCCCCAGATATTATTTCTAAAATACATTCCATTTTCTTGATCATATTTAGCTTTTATTTCATATTCTTTCATCCATTTTTCTTTATCTTTGTCATAATCTGCAGTCATTTGAGGTGCATCTGCAGGATATTTTTTAATGCTATGTAAATCAAATCCCATTATATATTCCTTTGTTATGAGAGGGCAGTTTCCCACCCTCTCTATTTTAAGTTAAGTTAAGACTTCAGGTTTAGTGTATTTCCATTTAACAATATCTTCTACTGGACTTTTATCCCAGTTTTTCTCTATTGTAACTTCACCATCTCTCCATGCTAATGCACATATTACTGTTGGCTCAGGACAATAATCCCAGGAATTATCATCTTTAGTAGGTATTCCTTCTAAATGATATTCACCTGTACTTGGATTTATCATCTTAAGATATGTAGCAACTGTTGTATGATAAGGTTGATGAGGTAATCCATTAATACTAATTTGAACTAACTCATATGATCTACCATCTACAATATCAGAATCAATTACTTCAGTAGGGAATTTAGCTAATACTTTATCAAGACCTATTTCTTCAATAGCCATTTGTCTGACTTGAGCATTCTTAATGAATAAAGTATTTGATACATTCCAATCTGGAAATTTACCATCAGAATACTTTCTATACTCTCTATCAGCTTTTGCTTGTTTATATCTTGCTCTAGCTTTTGCATTAACTGTTTGTCTTACTCTCTCTATAGCATTATCAGTTCTTTTCTGTTGCCTTGCAGTAATATTAACGCAATTACCTTCCCAGTCTATTTTCATATTGTTTTCATATACGAAATTACCATTTAAACAAGCTACAAAATTATCATGATATCTATAATATGGCTTTACTGGTAGTAACTTTGCACCATTACTATCAAAATTCCCAATACTAAATATTGCAGTAGATCTCCAACCTACATCTAAGATTTGAAGATACTCAGGTGTAATTTTAGCTATTGGCTTATAAGTTGCGTTATCAATATTACTACTCCAATTACCATTTATATATAGATGAACTTTATTTTTACCAGTTTTAATAAAAGTTAATTGTTCATATGAATAACCATATCCACCTCTACTATTTAAAGCTTCACCTATTTTTGCATTTTTAGCAAATTCTATTAGATTCTTTTGAGAATCTTTATCTGCTGAATTTCTTAATTTCATTAGTCAATTACTCCTCTAATTACTCCTGTTAATGGGTCGTATTCTTTAACAATACGTTGAATATAAAACCCTTTAGGTAATGTTATAGGATTATGCTCTTCATGTTTAAGAGTTACTGACTCTTCTTTTACTTCTACTGCTGATGCAGATTGAGTTGGGTCATTTGACCACTTAGTCTTATATACAGTAACTCCAGCTTCATCTAACATATCTTCAAAATATACTGCATGACAATGCCCTGTTTCTTCACCAAGAGCAAGTTCATGCCTACTGTTTTCTGAAGTATCATATTTTTCGCATCTCCATGTAGTTGATACATGATGTTCAAATTGCTTTTTAGTTACTTTTAATAATACTACATCACCTTGTTGGTATTTCTTCATTTTTATTTATCTCCTAGTTTACACTTGGCTCATAGCCAAAGTTTATTTTGTTTTGTGTTAGCTTAACTGCTTCTTTATATGCTGTTAATTTTACTTCATTACCGTGACCAAATTGGGTTCTATTAATCCAGTTACTATCTTTTTTATACTTACCATGGTCTACCCATTCAGTTACTGCATTATATGCATCCCATACAGTTTGTCCTGAATTACCTTTACCATTATAGTAATTAGTTAGCAATGCATCAAAGATAGGTTTTTGTCTATCTGGTGCTTTACGACCTGTAATTGAATTAAACTCTTGTTTACCACGTTCTTTGAGTTTAGGCATAATTGATTCAAAGTATGCTATTATATCAAAGTTCTTAAGATCATTCATTCTATTCATATGATCCATAGCTTTAGTAAATGAGCCTTCAGCTGCACGTAATACATTGGTTGCTTCATCAAGCCTATTTTTAACACCACTTGTATGTTTTAACTTTATACCGGCACCCTTAGAAAGAGCTAAGTTTAAAGTATTATTACAGACAACTCTTATTGGTGTTGGCTTTAAAGTAACGGCTGTACTACCATCATGTGAATTAAATAGTAATGCATATTTATTTATTTTATCATCACCTACTTTATCACTGTTAGATGCTTTAGCAAGTATCCATATTCTTTTACCATTATGTATCATACCTGCAGTTTCATATGTATAACCATATTCTAATAGGACCTCATCAAATGGTTTAAATGCATCTTTATTTTGCAATATACCATAACTTTTAGATACATTACCTAATATAATAGGTGTATCACCATCCATTCTGTATGTAGCATAATGACCTGTGGGTATATTAAAGCCTGGAAGTTCAGTTTCGTTCATCCAAACTCTCCAATTAAGATTAGCTTGTTTTAAAGCCTCAGTTGTTGTTGGTGGCTTATCTAATCTTGTACCTAATGAATGCCAAGGTGTTTCATCTACATAAAACATATCATTTTTATTTTCTAATCCATGTGCCATTATTCTTCCTTTTCTAATATTTCTTTAAGATTATTTGTTATTATTGATCCAATATAATCTTCTAGTTCTAATATACCTGGTTTTCTTGTATCTATACTTATATCACAAGTTTCATGATCACTATCAATTGATAGCATTGGTGGGGTAGTATATATACAATAATCACTTTCTAAATTGTTTACTATAAAGTGAGTTAATACATCTAAATTTATAGTCCCTTTTATTGTTATTACTTCTTTTATTTCTTCATTTTCCATTATTATCTTCCTTTTTATTTTCTTTACCTATTTCTGATATTCTGAATTGACCTTTTACTTCGTCTGGATCTGTTTTACCATCACCTGTATGATTAACAATAGCATCTACATATCCTTCTAGATACCATCTAGCTTCAACTTCTAGTTCAAAGCCACGAAGGGGGTGATCTTGAACCACCCCTTCTTCGTCTTTACAGGAGATATACAATATATATTTAGGCTCCATGAGTGTCACCTTTTATACGCATACCAAACTTTTCAGTAAACTCTGTTCTTTCAGGCTCCTCCATATCATGTGCAATTTTCATAAATGAATGAAATTCTCGCAACCAATAATCTACAGCAGTTTCAGTTATTTCATCAGCTTCCATAGTTTCATAACCCTCTTTAGAGCCTTGAAAATTAAGAGCTTGAGCCATAGCTATAGCATCAGCACATTCTGCGTCTATTATTTTTTGTATTAAGTCTCCACCTTCAACATGCTCTAAATGTTTAAACATTGTTAATATACCGTTCTGTAAGTCACCAATTAATTGCATATAAAAATGTAATGGCAGATCAGATAATTTTATATCCTCTTCTTTCATACTTTTAGTTCCTTTCTTACTTTCTTTTTTAGATCTTTGACCATTAATTCAGTCATTCTACGTTCAGTTGTATCTAGCAACATTTGTGTTACTACTACACCATGCTCAGTTTGTTTACCAATTCCAATTTTCTTTAGTTTTGCAAACTGCTGCTTGTAAAACCTTATAAAATCAGATTTTAGCCTCATATTTTCACCTGGCATTATTATCTCCTTGTATTGTTTTATTTATTTAATTATTCTTTAGGGAGGATGGGGGAAAGACTTTGATGAATTAGTGTACGAATGGTCCCTCCCCCAAGGAGGAAACTATTTACTATTTACGTCCCCAGAACCTTATTTGTCCTAGATTTGGGAACGTTTTTAGCATCCAATCTATAAATTCTAATAAGAGATAGAAACAAATTATAGAAAAGAGGCTTAGCCCAAGATATACCAATAGTCTATAGATCATACTCACATCCTCATATATTCTACTATTGCCTCACCAGCAAAAGATTCATCTTTGGTTTCATATAGTATGCAATCATCAGAACACTCATCAAAATGTGAGTCATTCATTACTACATCTCCACATTGTTTACATATTAATATATGTTTCATTATATCTCCTTGTTTTTATTTAATTTTTTAGATGTAGAAGGGAAAATAACCGACATCTTCCCTCCACATCTTTTTACTCGAACAGTAACTCGAACTTCTAAAAAAGAAGTGTCATCGTACGCGCATATGAAGAGAAAGGAAATCATATGCTATGATAGTATCCTGCCTTTCGCGCCTGGAGGATTAGTTCACGAACTATCAATTTGACGGGGAGGACTTTAAAATGGGGCATCCTCCCCTTTGGAGAAGCATAGCGTCCTTAAGACACTCGGCTAATTTGAATTATATCGGTAGAGTGACTTTAAGCGACAGTCATATAACAGTTCCATGGTTTAGCCTTAGAGTATAGCCTGCAGACTATCAGCATCACATGGAGTTACGCTATATTTTTAACTCTTACTGGTACCACCCAGCTCCCTGCTTAAGATAGGACCGATATAATAATAAAGCACATCATATCTTTCGTCTCTAAGCTATTGACTCAGATATATAATGTGCTACGATAACGTTATCGATTGGCTTTAACTAGTGTCACCATTTGCTACGCTATACTTTTAATTTAATAGTTCTACCATTCAATATATTGCAGATTGAATACCTCTTCATTGAGTCCCCAGTGTCCTGGTTCAGCCTCGCCTATTGATACTGGTTCTACTTGTTTAGCCAATATCACCTCGAACTATATTTGTTGCGGGTGTGTGAATCGAACACACAATACTACGGCTTATGAGACCGTCTAGCCTACCAAGGCTTGTACCCGCTATACTTATTTCTTTACTTTATATCCATCCCATATTAAGGATGAAACACCAAAGCATAGTAACCAATAGAATAGAATACTTTGGTGATAACCCATCATTTGATAATGCATATAGCATTGTAATGTGGTAACAAATAATACTACAACTGCAATTACTCTTCCCATTGTATCTCCTCTTTATATTCATAATCATCTGCACTTACTTCTTTAGATAGAGCATATAATCTACCAATATTCAATCCTGTTATACAGTCAAGAACTTCATGAGATAATCCATCTACTTTAAGTATTGCTACATCTAATAAAGCATATGGTTCATCATCATTCCATGACTTCATAGTAGTTACACTTAAGCCATATCCATTAGGATAAACTTCTCTATAGTTCATTAATTCTTTCATTATATTTCCTCAATATCTTTAATTTGTTCAAATTCTTCGTAATCTAATATTGTACTATCATATCCATCTTGTTTGGTTTTTTTTAATAGCGACATTCTTTTAGCTGCAGCTTCTCTTGTTATATCATATATTCTACGTTTGTCCATAATTATATCTCCTATATATTTTGATTGAAAATGACTGCGAACAGACTACTCAGGTTCGTCCCTTTCATCTGTTCTACCGCACGTACACACAATACACTCACTGGTGATCAAATCCATATGGGAATCACATGTGTGCTCATTGTGGCCTGATTAAAGTATCAGGAACTATCAGTCAATATTATATAATAAATACAAAGACACATTACCCTTTAACAGGAGTTGTCCACTTAATGGCTTACTGCGTATTGTGCTAACACTTTGTATATATTATAGAGTGAATTATCCGCTACAAGCAAACTAACAAACCTTCATGCGAATAGCTCATCTCATCTGTTGGAGACACTACACTACATTTGCGTTCACTTGTAGCTAATATTATAAGTACAAGAGGTAACATTAGTTAGCCTCTCTTTCTTGCAACCAGATAACAAACCTTGCAATTTTAGATTTGCCATACTCTGTTGCACTGTTAGACATAGCATTTAGTAGCTCATAACGTACTTTGAAATTACCCAATGTAACTGAGCCAAAGTCTTTGATGAAGTCACTACTGAAAGTTGTTTCATCAACTACATAACCCTCTGGGTTACAAACAATACACTGGTCTCCACCATTAGTTTGATTGTCACAAGTTAAACAAGTATGAGTATTCATGATATGTCCTTTATTGATTATAAGTAATTAAGATTGTAAGGTATAAGTTTATACTATATATATACCTAAGAGGGAAGGAGAGTGGGTTACCACTCAACCTTCTTCTCACCCCAAGACTTAGCTTGCATCTTAGCAAAGCCACGCTTAGATAGATAGTACAACTTACCAGAGTTCACATTCTCAAACTCACCAAACTCTTCACCATCAATTTCTTTACCTTCACCGGTAAAAGTTACTGTTGATGGTCTTGCTTCTCCATCGATGTTCCATACGATAGAATATTCTTCACCCATAATAAATGTCATAATAGACTCCTTTTTCTAATTGAAAGTTAACGTAAAGATAGATTTGAAAACCTATCTCAACCCGGTATGTGGCAAGTTTTTAACCTCACATACAAATTCTATAATTTTTGAAACTTCATTTGGTTTTCAACTTTTTTTGTTTTATATTCTCTTTAGAAAGGGGGGCCCTTTATGGATCTCATCAATTTTTTAGATTATTTTTATCTCATATTACTTTATTCATTTTATTTATTTGGTAGCTTAGCATTTATGGAAATATGGAGATATTTACGTAAAAAGAAATGACATGGGAGGATTTAATTATTATAGTTATGGCGAGTATATTAGCTTGGACAGTAGACTATCTGGATACTTCACCCAAATATTCTTGTCCAAAACATTGTCGGGTGGACCATGCACATTTCCCACGACCAAAGGGAGTGGGTACAAAGTATTTAAAGGAGGAAGATATAGATGCGAAAGGTAGAGAAACCCAGCATTTGGAGCTTAATGAACCCACTGGAGAAGTTACTAATAATAATCTCAGTGTTGATTTTGATCTATCTTACAGGCTTAATGATAATAACAACTAAAGCATTTTAGGATTTCCAATCCGGTTTTAAAAGCTTGCTATTAAGTATATGAAAAAATACCATAAGTATTTGATTTTAGTAGTAGTTACAGGGGTTAAAAAAAATGTTGTATATTAATAAAAAACCTAGTAAACTAGTATATCAAATTAGGAGGTTAATCATGAAAGAATACATCTTGACTATTAGATATAACGAAGAGACTGAAGAGATAGAGTATTTAACAGAAGAGATGATTGAAGATGAGAATACCTTTTATTATGGCGATATGATTCTAGATGAATATTGGGATGAAGAAACTATAGAGTGGATGAAAGATGTGTATATCATAGGGGAGTCTTAAATAAAGAATAATAATTTTTTCTTAACGCAAACAAGCGTTTGCTAAAAAAATTGTATAGAGGAGTAATAGTAAGTGAAAAATATGTATGACTACAGTTATGCAGTAAAAGAGATGAGAAAATTCTTTCAAGAAGAGAAAGGATTCATTGAAGTACCAGCACAATCAAGGCAGTCTATATTAGCTGCATGTGAAGATCCAGCTACGATATCACAATATATATTCAGTGGTATTAACTGGCCATTGCCTCAAACAGGGCAAATGTGGTTAGAGAGGGATTTATTAGATAATCCTGATGCTAAAGGGGTGTTCTGTATAACTACAAGTTATAGAAATGAGCCAAATCCAGTAGAGGGTAGACATGATAAAGTCTTCCCAATGTTTGAATTTGAATCTCATGGAGGAATGCAAGATATGATGGCTCTTGAAACAGAGCTATTATCACATTTAGGGTTTGGGGAAGTACATAAGACAATTAGTTATGATGATGCATGTAAGCATTATGATGTCAATTTATTGGATTATGATGAAGAAGATGCTTTATGTAAGCAATATACACCTTGTGTGTTTTTAAAAGACTTCCCATTAAGGACTCATCCTTTCTGGAATATGAAACATGCAGGTGATGGGATGTATAATAAGGTTGATGTTATTATGCATGGAATGGAAACTATTGGAAGTGCAGAAAGAGCTACAGATGTACAGGAAATGCGTGATCAGTTTCATAATATATCTGATGGTGAATATGCACAGCTTTTATATAATCATTTTGGTAAAAAACGAGTGGAAGATGAGCTAGAAGAGTATTTAGCACTTGATATGTTTGAACGTTTCGGTGGTGGTATTGGAGTGACAAGAATGGTGTCAGCTTTGAAAGCTCATGGAATATTACACAAATAAGGAGAATGTGATGGAAACTGTATATGTAGAAGATGCTGTAAGAGAATTATCTCGAAAGCTAGAAGATCTATATTACAGGGTTTATACAATGGAAGATAGTATTGCACAGTGTAATGCTAAAATTGAAGAACTCAATGAGGAGAGTAAGGATGCCTAGCATGGAGGATATATTATTAAATGCTATGAAGGGCATGGGTGGTGACCTTTTTGGGTCCCCTCAAAGAGTTTATTCTAAGGGCTATGGAGGGTATCCAGAAGCTGTAAACGTTAAAGATATTGATACAATGCATGATTTTACTATTCAAAAGGGTGATATATGGAGCCATGAAATGGAAGGTGAAGCAATGGTAAATAAAAGTGGGGCTTGGTTGACAGATAAAAATGGGCTAAAAGTTCTCGGGAGCCTTAACGCTGATATTCCAAAGTGGCTTGGATATCATGGAGACCCAATTCCTCCTAAGTCAACAAGTGTAATAAGGCATGGGAAGAATCGTGATCGTGTAACGCTTCTGGATAAGAATGGTAATGAATACGAAATGGGATACAAAGCATATTTAGAAACTTTAAAATAAAAGGGGAGATAGATGCCTAGTTTAGATGGTTATTCATTAAATGAAGAAATTAAAAAGCTGCGTAAAGAAATATTTGAAGAACTGGCCTCTCAAAGAGAAGCATTTAGAGAGTTATACGGATATTTGGCAGCAATGCAAAAGAAAGAAAAAGCTGAGTCTGAAAAGAAAGCGGCTATAAGAAAGGAGACTAAGAATGCCAAGTCCAAAAAAATGCGGGCAAATGTACCCCAAGGGTAGTAAAGCCTATAGCGATTGTGTAAGTTATAAAGGCACTGCTGGTAAGCGTGGTAGACGTGGAATGGAAGAGCGTGGTAAGATGCCTAAAGGGCCTAGATATTAATGCCTAAATACCATACATGACCACATTCAGGTAAACGTCATCCGGTGGATGAACAGCATGAACTACCCAATGGAGACAAAGTGTTTGGTGAAGAAACGGGCTCTATTGAATATCGCATTCCTAAGCCAAATTATAAAGAGGGTAAATAGCTATTGCGATTTTATAAAGTTGGAAAAGTAGAGCATAAAGTTTATGATCCAGATGATTCATTGCCAAATGGCTTAATTGTGAAGTCAGACTGGAGGAAAGCTGATATTGGCGATTGGGTTAAAGCTGATGATGAATGTGTAATAGAGGTATTGCGCAAAGGTCAAATGCAGCGCAAAAAGGGAAAAAAGCGTGTTGTTGAGTATATAGGTACTTGTACTGGCACTTTTGTAGTGCACAATAACACAAAGATGGATACATCACGAAGAGCTAATATTTATACTTTTGGAGGGAATAAAACTCCAGAAGAAAGTTTATTACAACGAAAAGATTTAACTAAATATGAAAGAGTCTTTGTGATGTATCTTTCCCAAGGAGTACGACCTAGAGATGCATATATGAAGGCATTTCCAACAAACGATCTTAACTATGCATCACATAAAGCTGCACAGTTAACAAAAACAGAGAGAATAAGGACAGCTATGAAAGAAGAATTAAAGCCAGTTTTGGAAGAGTTAGAGCTAGATGAAACTTTTGTACTTAAGAACATTAAGGAGGTAGTTCTCTCGTCTGATAAGGATGATACTAGACTAAAAGCTCTTTTTAAACTGGCTGACATTATGGACATGGAAGATAAAAACGCTACTAAAGTTACACAGCTTTCTGTAGGAGCATTTACAGGATTTAGTCCTGAACAGATAGAAAAGGCTCAAAGGCCTGAATTGGAGGAGTAATGGCGAATAGAGAATTAGAAGATCAATTAATAAATTCTTTTATTGAAAATGATATTTCTACATGGGACCCATTAGGATTGGATGGTGAGGCTGCTTATCATGGTGCTTCAAGAGAAGATAAAGAAGGTTATGATATGCAAGCAATGCAATATTTTTATGAGGTCCAGCAAAACAAAATGCAAGATAATGATAGATATTCAGGATTAGAATTTGACAACTTTTTAAAAATTTACAGCCCGAATGAATCTTTTATTGAGTCATTTAGAGCAGATGAAACTCCTACTAGTGGACCTGCAGTAATGTGGCATGATATATACAATAGAGACACAGGGCTAATGAAAGAAAGTGCATTAAAAGGGTTAAGAAGAATGCTTGCTAGCCAAATGGTAAAGTAAATGGATTTGATGGGGTTATCGTCCATTGTAAGTGGGCAAGTAGATAAAAAGACAGAAGAAGAAAGATGGAACCACTGTAAAGGGTGTACATTTCTTACTAAGAATAATAGATGCACTAAATGTGGATGTTTTATGAAAGTAAAGGTTAAGTTTAATAAAGCTAAATGCCCAATAGGGATATGGAGTAGTAATAGCTAATATCAATTTAAATAATGTTTCTGAGATGGAGAGTCAGCTTCTTCTTGCTAAAAATGATTTAATAGCATTTGGAAAGCTTTTTTTACCTGATGACTTTATGAGGAGTGAAACTCCTTTCTTCCATTATGAAGTAGCAGATAGACTTAATGATCATAGCATTAGGCAAATGGCAGTTATATTGCCTCGTGGTCATGGTAAGACTGTATTAACTAAGTGCAGTATTGTACATGATTTTGCATTTGCTGAGGACCCATTATTTTATGGATGGGTTGCTGCTTCTAGTAAAATTTCTGTACCAAATTTAGATTATGTAAAATATCATTTGGAATATAATGATAAAGTACGTTATTATTTCGGGGACGTCAAGGGAAGAAAATGGACAGAAGACGATATTGAGCTTAAAAATGGCTGTAAATTGATATCTAAATCTAATCTTTCTGGTATTAGAGGCGGAGCAAAGTTGCATAAAAGATATGATCTAATAATCTTAGACGACTTTGAAGATGAAAATAATACAGGGACTCCTGAGTCTCGTGCTAAGATAGCTAACTTAGTTACAGCAGTAGTCTTTCCAGCATTAGAGCCAACTGATGGCCGTTTGCGTATTAATGGAACTCCAGTGCATTTTGATGCTTTTGTTACGAATATATTAAATGGTTACAATAAAGCTAAAGCCCAAGGAGAAAGTTTTTCCTGGGATGTTGTAACATATAAAGCACTGCAAGAAGATGGAACTCCTTTATGGCCTTCATGGTTTGGTCATAAAGAAATGGAGAGAAAAAAGAAATTTTATTCGGATAACGGTGTGCCGCAGAAATTCTATCAAGAATACATGATGGAAGTTCAAAATGAAGCCGATGCTATTTTTACTCGTAGCCATATCAAGTATTGGGATGGCACTTTTTATAGAGATGAGGAGACAGGGATTGCATATGTCAGAACAAAAGAAGGCGATGAAAAACCAGTCAATATTTTCGTTGGGGTTGACCCAGCTACAGATAGTGCTCGTAGGGATAGCGACTTTAGTGTTTTACTTGCTGTTGGGGTTGACAGCCATAACAATTGCTATGTACTTGATTATCTCAGGAAGCGTTCTATACCTGTACTTGGCATACCGGGACAAGATGACAGGAGAGGCATTGTGGACTATATATTCAGGTACAATAAAATATATAATCCAAACTTATTTTGCATTGAAGACACAACTATGTCAAAGCCAGTCTTTCAAGCGGTTAATGCAGAAATGCGAAGACGTAATGACTTCACTATCAAGTATACTGCAGAAAAGCCTGGTAATAGAATGTCTAAAAGAGATAGAATACAAGAGATATTGGCACAAAGGTTTTCAGTGGGCTCAGTCTTCATTAAAAAAGATCATTATGATCTTCAAAGGGAAATAATGACTTTTGGACCTAGAATGGGCCATGATGATACTATAGATGCATTAGCATATGCATGTAAGTATGCACATCCACCTACTTCTATGAAAAAAGATAAACAGGGTTCCTGGACTAAGCATAAACCTAAAGCAAGGAGTTGGATAGTAGCTTAATGGCAAATGAAAAAGAATCACAATTAGGAATGCTAGGATTAAGTTTGGCAGCACTTGAAGGGCTTTTTACTGGGGAAGGTAGAGGCTTGACTGAGCGTGCAGGATCTGGAGTATTAGACTATTTGAATGAAATGGAGCTAACAGAAGCAGATAGTTTATATTTAAGAGATAAAGCTAGATCATTTGCTACAACTCCTGCATCTGCATCAATGGGGACCTGGTCAGAGAAAGGAATGATAAATGCAGCTATGGGACGCCAAGGAATGTATCAAGGACAATCTTTATATGACCTTGAGTATATAATGACTGCAAGAAATCCTGAAGAGTTTGAAGAAAAGCAAGATTATGTTTTATCAAGATATGCTGAACATGGCATCAAAGAGGCTCCAAAGTTAGTTGATATATTATTAGGCTATACTACTCCTTACGATGAAAATATGAGGGAAACAGATTTAAGACCTTCTGGTGGCTATCCATTTAGAGGAGATAAAGTTTACGACTTATCTGATTATGCTGTAGTAGACGCAGTTTTTGCTGATAATGAATATGCATTAAGGGATGAGGTATTAAATTTAAAGATGGGAGAATCTATAAATCTTACTAATAGGCTTGATGCTAGGGCTGATATATTTTCTAGTGTTGATCTAGGAAGATATAGTTCAAGTATTGGAAAAGATGAAGTTGGATTTTATGTAGCTATTGCTGATATATTTGACGTATCCAATTCTACACAAGCTGGGGAGCTAGTAGAGTTTGCAGGGTCTAATCCAGTTAATTTATATGGAAGATTTTATTTTAATGAAAAAGATATAGATGATTTTATTCTATACGATGATGCAAGGAATTAGAGAATATGCCAAAATTTGGAAAAAGTAGTCGCAGTAGACTTGCGACATGTGATGAAAGATTGCAAGATATATTTAATGAAGTTATTAAATATGTAGATTGCTCTGTACTAGAAGGACACCGAGGTGAAGAAAGACAAAATAAATTGGCAGACGAAGGGAAAAGTAAAGTTCGTTTCCCTAACGGTAGGCATAATGCTAAGCCTAGTCGTGCTGTTGATGTCACACCTTATCCCGTGGACTGGGATGACAGAGAAAGACAAACTCTTTTTGCAGGGTTTGTGCTTGGGGTGGCTCGTGGGATGGGTCATACTCTTCGGTGGGGAGGAGACTGGGACAGAGACTTTCAAGTAGTAGATAATAGATTTGATGATTTTCCACACTTTGAAATAGTGGATTAAAAAAGTTTAAATAGGAGTATAATATGGCATTAACAAACGCAACATTAACGGTAAAGCTAGTAGAGTCATTGACGTTAAATGGGAATAACTATGGTGGCACTATAACTAAGACTTTTACAGTTGATGAAATATTTAAAAGGATTGTTCTTTGTCCAGGCAGCGCAGATACAACAGTGGTAACTTTTAATGCTGCAGTTAGCGGGGCAGATGGGGCAATTGATGAAGACTTCCCAGAATATTTACGTATTACAAATTTAGATGGAACTAATTCAGTTAACCTTGGCTTTGTAGGTGATGCTTCAAATTTCCAAGTTTTATTAGGAGCTGGTGAAACATATATAATGGGAGCTGTTAAAGCTGGTATGAAAGGTGAAGCAGATACTAGCCCTGCATTTTCATTAGAAGATATGGTAAAGATTATAGCTGATCCAGGAGCAAACGCAGTAGAATTAGAAATATTTATAGCTGGCAAAAATAGTTAATAGGAGAGATTAATGCCTCGTAAAGATAAGAATGCTGATAGAATACGTCAGATGTTCAACCGGGTCAATGAACGGTCCCGTGTACAGTGGGAATATATAAACCAAAAAGGGTTTGATTTTTCCAATGATAATCAGCTAACAGAGCAGGAACGTATTTCCTTGGAAGAGCAGGGAATGCCTACATTTACAATTAATCGTATCTTGCCAGTAGTAGAAATGCTTAATTTTTATGCCACTGCTAATACTCCACGGTGGCAAGCTATTGGAGCTGAAGGAAGTGATGTAGATGTAGCTGCCGTTTTTTCTGATATAGCTGATTATGTATGGTACGGTTCTGATGGAGGTACATTATATGCAAATGCAATTAATGACTCTATCACTAAATCTTTAGGGTATTTAATGGTCACAGTAGACCCTGATTCTGATAATGGCATGGGAGATGTTAAAATAACACAACCTGAGCCATTTGATGTATATGTAGACCCTAAGTCAAGAGACATGTTATTTAGGGATGCATCTTTTATTATGATTAGAAAGGTTCTACCTACAACACATCTTTATGGTATGTTCCCTGATCAAAAGCGTAAGATTAATATGGCTGCCAACTCAGAGAATGTAGATTATGTTTATACAGAAAAGTCTTTAGGGAATATGCAAAAAGATTTTGATTATAAAGATATTGAAGAAGGTGAAAGCATAGACCCTAAGACTGGAGAAAGCGATAAACTATTAGAGCTTTTTGAGGTTTATGAGAAAGAAAAAATTCCTTATATTAATGTTTTCTATAGGGTTCCA